ATCAACGTACAACTTAGCTTGCTCAAACGTTTTGAACCGCGTTGAAGAAGCGCCAGAGTGCGCCCAATCCAACTGCGCAAACCAATGATGGTCGGCAGTTTCTTGGAGTACACCCACGTTCTGGAGCTTCCCGTTAGGCATGGGGCATTGAACAAGCCAATGCTCCCGCACACAGATATGCGTATCCAGCGCATCATCACCCGCCATAGTCCTAACAGCCTGATAAGACTCAGGCCAATCATGAACTAACTTGTTGGGATATTTACGCCAGTACCCGACAGTACCTTTCCGTGTGTACTTAAGCATTGAACGCACCTTGATTCTGCAATGACCACTGCGTGAACGCGGGTGACTTCGCCAGATCCTTGTCGCGCTTGTAGGCCAGCTTGACAGTCAACGTCTGCACATCGCCGGGGCATTTCTGCAAGAACTTCCAAGCGTTGTCAAAGTTAGACTTGTCGAGCCGCGTAGCCAGACCCATAGCCACACAATAGAGCACATTCAACTTCTCGGGCACTTCTGTCGGTTTGCCCTCCAGAATGTCATCAATGCGCGGCATCTCACCGTAGACTCGCAGGTGCGCCTCAAACGCAATGCCAGCCTCCTCGCCCACATCGCCCTTGATAAGCTCGGGCCGTACTTCTTCTGGCAAATTAAGTGACAGCATATCTGACACAGCGAACCACGAACGTGGCGTAGGGAACGGCTTGATCTCGCCGCCGGTAGGCTCAAACTTGTGCAGGTAGTCGGGCCGGTCGCGCAGGAATGATAGAACCTCGGGCCGTATGTCCTGAGTGATAGCGTGCTCCTCAAAGTCCTCAAGCACACTGACCACTTCAACCTGATTAAACCTGTTAAGTAACGGGCCACCAATGTTGTACGTTACACCACGGTCAGACTTCTGGTTGCCAGCGGCAATAATCATCCAGCCTTCTGGTACGCCAAAGTCTTCCGGTGTCAGCACAAGCTGGTAAGCCGCCGCCTGTATCGACTGCGGTGCCGACGTTATCTCGTCAAGAAAGATGATGCCGCACCCGTCTTGCGGGAGCGTGTCGAACCGACACCATGTAGCGATCTTGTTCGCCATGTCAGCCGCAGGGATACCGCGCAAGTCGGTAGGCTCCATCTGGCTCAAGCGAATGTCCACTACACCGCGCCAATCGTCCACTTTATCTTGCAAGTAACTACTGGCTTGGAACACCACCTGAGACTTGCCGATACCCGCAGGGCCAAGCAAAAACAGAGCACGCTTGCGAACTTTAGGGTCGAGGTAACGCTTTACGATAACGGGAGTTACATGTTTGATACGCATAATTGTGTCCTCCAAGGACGTAAGTAAACAACAAGTTAGTAATAAGTTTTAATCCCACGGGATTAATATTCCGTTTCTTTAGCCAACTCTATCTCCGCATGTTCTGCTACGGAGAGAGGTTGGAGGTGTAACCGACTGTAGCGATCAGGCTTAGCTCGCTCAAAGCCACAGCCGGTATCATAGGAGCTATCAAGCGGTACAGCATCCGCAAGTAGCTCCAATACTTTACACGCCGACTCGTAGGGCAACATATACCCAGAGGACGGCGCTATGACGATTGCTCGCTTCATGCGAACTCATCCGCAAACATATCGTCAATCTCAGCCATCAGACTGCGTGAGGGGTCAGGCTCCAGAGGCGCGAATTCATCCTTATTGGATTCTTCCGGGGTTTCAGGAAGCGCCACTACGTTGTCATTAGTGGGTTCTGGCTCGTCACCGGACAGCATCGCTGTGATCTGGTCACTCCAGCTAACAATCTGAGAACAAGTCTGCGTCTTGATACTCAATCCACTACGCAACTGAGCGGGAGTCGGCAGTGCCGATCTCAACTCACGCGCAAACGTGATGTACTCCGTAGGCAGTACGCTGTCGCCAAAGTCGATAATCTTCTGACACTCATCCAGCACGTTGTTCACTGTGGAGTCACGGAAGATAGCCGGTTTAGTCTCGACAACCACGCCGTTGTCATCCTTGATCTCACGATCCGGTTCGCTGAGTTTCGTCCTCAACTTATTCAGCGTTTCCTGCAACGCCATGAGCGGAGCCTTCGCCAGATCCGCATACTGCTCACGCATGGAGTCAGCCGTCAGCTTGCGTAACTCATCAAGCTCATCTTCCTGCATCTGCACGCGAAAGTCGTTCTCGTCAGTCACCTGCCGGTACAAGAACTTGAGGGAGAACTGATTTTTCAACTCCTCAACGCTGGGGTAGATGTCTGCATCAAACAGCGAGCCCAACTCACGCTGAGCCTCCAGCATGACGTTAGACCAGTTATTGAGGAACGCAGTAACAGCCTGCTCAAACTCCAATTCGATCTTGCCAGCATCCTGCGCAAATTCCATAAAGCGCGTAGACGGGAGCAAGAACTCGTTGCGGTTCCACAGGTACGTATCCCTGCGAACGAACGATCTGGCTCGCGAGTTTAGTCGATCTATGGGTGCCATCAAGTGCTTGGGGTACAAGCTCTTAACAAACCGGCCCGCGTCTGACGCGGCATTGTGAGCGACAGCAACACCGTCAGATACAACACGATCTGTACGCTCTTTGGTGGGTTGATTAATGCTGACCGACACGATCAGCGCGTTAGTTTTGATAGACATAACTAAGTCTCCTGAATAATAGTTTGTGCTTGAATAAGTTTTACACCCGATTCCTCGGGCAAGTAATCAACTAAACGATTAACACCGACAGTCTGGAGCAACTGGATTAGAGCCGCTTTGCCCTGACTGTTGTTGTAATCATCATATATCTGGTCAACGACTGCAAGTATCAGATCATCCTTAGATAGCAGGGAGAACTGTGCAGGTTGCGATACATACGTCATAGGGATATACCTCCTTAATCCCGTGGGATTAACGCCGAACGATTAACGCCGAACGATTAATGTTTGCACCTGCGTTAGCAAGTGATTTTGGGGTTTGTGCCAATACCCGCCGTGACCGGCACGGGATTGGACTTGTGCATCGTTGCGATGCCTTTGACAAGCGTACCCGTATATCGCTGTGATTCCTTGCGAGCTTGGGTACGGGGATTGAACGCACCGAGTGGTGCGCTCTGGTAGGTTGGCGTCTCACGCACATAACGAGGGTTGGCATATAGCGTTGCCTCGCGAGTGCCATTGTAGACAGACCTGCGACTACTGCTCATGTTGTTGGCTCCTTAATCCCGTGGGATTAGTCAGTTAGTAAACAAATAAACAACAAGTAGAAAAATAAATTTTCCCACAGTCATTATTATACCAAACTGAGGAGTTAAGTCAAATTAAGAATAAACTAGTTGGTATTATAAAAAATAGACATCTAAGAATTATTATTACAACTTGTTTTTAATTACATTCAACGGCAACGTCGGGATTGGGACGGGTAAGCATACTTTTAGACAATTAGTTAGTTGACTTTTACGTGACCAACATTTTTAAAATTTGTAAGTGTTTGATTTACAAAGATAATCTCGGATTTTAGACAAAACTTTAGACAGCGGAAATCGCGTAACTAATTGATATTTAAGACTTTAGACAAATAGTCGGCTTCTCAGACAACAGAGAGGGCCAAACACTAAAAAACCGACAGAGGCGCTTATAGGGGTACACTATGTTTTGAAAATTCTGTCTATTTATCTATTCATTTAGTTATATATACTACTACTACCGACTTTCCCCTTGCTAATCAAGGGTTTGCCAATCCCACAATTTTTTTAAGGTTTTAGATACTCAAAGTTCAAAAAATCTAAAGTGAGGAAAATCAAGGGCTTAGAAATCTACAACTCTGTCTAAGGATTTTTCTTATTCCATAAAGTTATTAAAAGCGAAATAAGTTTTTAAGAAGTTGGTCACGAATTTTTAGACTGTCTAAAATTAATCCCACGGGATTAATTACGCGGCGCGGCGTCATGATAGTAATAACGGCGCAACAAATCGTTATGTCAAGGCCAACGTGATAGTAATACCTTCTTTGTCGTGCAAACGACAGGCACAAAAAAGCCGCCCGAAGGCGGCAAGGAGTGATCTTGTTAATCCCGTGGGATTAAGCGGCCTTTTTGCGACCGCGTTTTTCGATGGGCGTAACCTCGCAGTGATACTCGGCCAGTGTATCGTTCAACACCTTGACCGGATTCTTGGAATTGCCGAACAAGCCCGCCAGTTGGCGCTTGAACTCGGTCAGACTGAATACCTGCTCAACCGGCCCAGTGGGTTGGCGTGGCGTGCGACCGCCACCTGCGGCTCGGGCAATGCCCATCTCCTCCCGCGCGGCTTTCGCGGCAGACTTAAGATCATGCTTTGAAAGCCCAACCGCGCCCGTGCCCGTGGTATGTTGCTCCTCCTTTTTGCGATCAACAAATGAGATCGGCATATCCCCTGCCATCGACAGCGTGGCGACATCGCCAAAATATGCCGACAGGTTGTGATCCCCGTTGAACTCATCGGCATACAACGACCGGCCATGTTTAACGATTGCGGGCACATCGTTGGACTCGTAATCCCGTGGGATTAACTCGGCAAACTGAAGGGCCGCGCTACGTACCATAGCAAGCGCCGATGCCTGAGTCTCAACACCGCTAGCGATGAGGGACGCGATCTCCTCGTTACGCGCAATATCTTTAACTTCCATTTTGATCTCCTTAATCCCGTGGGATTAGTAAACAAGTTAATAAAGGCGTGGCTTTCCCAAGCCACATAATAATTATACGCCCATGAGGGGCTATGTCAAATTAACAAGTTGGCTGTTTAATCCCGTGGGATTAATTTTTTGGGCGCGGCCTAACTACTATCACCGCAGGCGGCGATCTGCCTACTACAGCGCGGGCCGGAGGGCAACGACTTCATGATAGTAGTTGGGATTTTGAAAAACAAAAAAGCCCGCTCAAAGCGGGCTGATGGTTCCGATCACTGTGCGTCCGACGACTAGGTGAGTCTTGATCTTGCAAGCACCGACTCGGATGGTGCGGTCGCGGCGATACCTGAGAGTGTGACGGTGGCACCGAAGTGCCACCCAGTTTCCTACCTGTATCACTTGCTGACCTTGCGAAGCTGGTAGCCATTCTCGCGGAGCAATTCGCGCAGTGCAGTGACACCCGCCTCTGACTTGAGCAGATTCTCGACCGCTGACTTCGCGCTGGCGAGCGCACCCTTCACGGGTCCGTTCTGGTTTGGTCGCGGAGTGCGACCGCCACCTGCGGCTCGACCGGCACCCAGATCCTCGCGTGCCGCCTTCGCCGCCTTGCGCATGTCGTGCTTCGCAAGTTGGGTGGCCTCTTCGCCGGTGGTGTGCAATTCCTGAACCTCGCCACCTACCTTGCGCTCAATGGATACCGGCGCATCGGCGGCATAGTGCAGAGTGAGAAAGTCGGTGAAGATGGCCTTGAGATTGTGGTCATCACCGAAGTGCTCAGCGTACCGACCTAGTACCGTGCTAACCGACTCGCGCACTTCCTTGCTGGTGTCGAGTTCCGGTGCGGCAGTAGCGGCCGCGAATCGGAGTGAAGAGTAAACGGTGCCGTGTGCGGTAACAGCTTCCTTGATGTGAGCGATTACCTGTTCGTTTGCTTGCGTAGTCATAGCTTTGCTTCCTGTGTAAGTGAGTAAGTTACCGAACCACTTGTTGGCTCGATGGTTCCCATGTTACCGAGTTAATCCCAACGAGCAAGGCAGTCATGATAGTAGTAGGGGGGTATGGACCCCCCACCCCCACCCCCACCACACACCAATATCCGTTTGCCGCATAAAATTTCCTATTTTTTCAACTACCTGTATATCCATACAGTATTTACATTTCACTACCCAACGACCCCCGCCATGCAGTAGACTTATCAAAATTTTTGTGACGGGGCCGTAGCTTATGCAGAACGCCGTTCGCGCTGATTTGTTTCTTAAATCGTTAGCGCTGTCTGTAGCCAGAAACGCCGTAGGTGCCAACCTAGATATACAAGAAGTCTTAAAGTCAGAGGGTATTCAGCTTGATGAGTACAAAGACATTGAGCAAAACCCTACATATCAAGGCTATCTAAGCAAGTACAAGCAAGAACTTGTTGAATCAGGCTTCTCGTTTGAGGCTAAGTGCAAGCTATTGGCAGAAGATATGCTACCGGGGTTTTATCATTTAGGGCGAGATCCCGATACACCAGCCGCTGTGCGTGCCAAAGTAATGGAACAGATGGTCAAGTGGGCCAATCTGGAGCCAAAAAACGACATAGCACTGGGTGGCAACGCAGGTTTTTCAATCAATATCGTTTTGCCGAGTGATTCGGGTGGTGAAACAACCACAATTACGGCGGAAATCAAGCCAAAAGCGCTGGATGATGAGAGTGAGGACGAGAAAAACGCCCTAGAAGGCGAGTTTGACGACGTATCAGACACTTCTAGTGCTGAAAACACGCTGGAACAGCCAAAATTGTTGGGTAGTGACATATTATCGGCGTTTTTTGACGAGTCTGAAGACTACCAGTACGCCGGAGACGACGTTTATGAGTAGAAAAGTCATTAATTACAAGCCACCGCCGTCGTTATCGCCGTTTTTGACCTGTGGTAAGTTCATATCATTGATTTCTGGCCCTGTTGGGTCGGGCAAATCGTCTGCCGCGATGATGAAAATAGCGTATCACGCCAAGCAGATGCGGGCAGGTAGTGATGGCATACGTCGGTCGCGGGCGGTTGTGGTGAGAAACACCAACCAGATGCTGACTGACGCGACAATTCCGACGTTTATGACTTGGTTTCCCGAAGGGACGGCAGGGAGTTATGCGAGAACGGACAAAAGATTCTACTTACGTTTCGATGACGTTGAATGCGAGGTGCTGTTCCGGGGGTTGGATGACGCTAACGATGTGCGGCGGTTGCTGTCACTTGAGGCGTCATTTGGAGTCCTTGATGAGTACCGCGAAATCCACCCTGACATCTTCAACGCACTCCAAGGGCGAGTCGGTCGATACCCATCAGTAGCGAACGGTGGGTGTGTTAAGGATGATGGCACTCCCAACCACCACATCTGGGGTGCGACCAACGCGCCGGATGCGGATACGTTCTGGGAAGAATATATGACCGAGCCGCCCGAAAACGCGGAGATTTACTTTCAGCCCAGTGCGCTCAGTGATGACGCCGATTGGTTGGAGTATCTGGTCGAGGGGTACTACGACAATCTAGCGGAAGGGAAGACCGAGGATTGGGTAGATGTTTATATACACAATAAGTTTGGTAGGTCATTAGCAGGCACGCCGGTGTATGACCGCGTGTTCAACTACGACTTTCATGTGGCGAAGGAGTCGATCAAGCCCGTGCAGAATGTGGAGTATCCCATCATTGCGGGGGTGGACTTCGGGCGTACGCCGTGCGCGATATTTAAACAGCGTGATCCCAGAGGGCGGGTCGTTACGCTGTCAGAGGTAACGTCTGAGAACATGGGTATTGAAACGTTCATCCGAACGTTGATGATGCCGCATATATCTCAGCATTATCCGGGGTTTAACATCATCTGTGCGCCTGACCCCGCTGGGTTTATGAAGCAACAGCTTAACGAGATGACCCTAGTGGATGCGTTGAGAGCGGCGGGTTTTGAGTGCGTTAAGCCACCCAGTAACAAGCCGGAATACCGGATACAGGCGGTAGAGCGATTATTGTCACAACAAATTGAAGGTACAGGTATGTACCTGATTGATCCCAGTTGTCGGATGTTGATAAAGGGGTTTCAGCACGGGTATCGCTACAAGAAGAAGCGTGACGGTCAGATTGAGGCAAAACCCGATAAGAATGAATTTTCACACATACACGACGCGAACCAGTACGCCGATAGCATTATGGATATGAGCATACGGGGTGTGGAAAGACGGTCAACAAAAAGAAATGTCGTTAGGCGCAACTACGTGTATACTTGATTAAGCGTTGATCGCTGTTACAATCCACAGTACTAGTCGCTACACTTAGGCGAACATTTTATGGCCGATTCTATGATGGCGCTTATTCCGGTCGCATCCTCTGCTGACCTAGAGCGCGAAGCTGAGTTACGCAACAGCGAGCTACAAGCTCAACCGATGATTCAAGGACTCGCCGCACACGTTCGGCGGCGTTGGGAAGTTTCGCGTGACGCGAAGCGCGAGCTTGAAGAGCGGATGCTGGAGTGTCTTCGTCAGCGCAACGGGGACTACGACCCCGACATAGAAGCGCAAATCAACGCCCAAGGCGGGTCTGATATTTTTGTCCAGCTTACTTCTGTGAAATGTAGAGCGGCAACAAGTTGGCTCCGTGACACGTTGTTGGGAAGCGGCAACGACAAGGCTTGGTCGATTGAGCCTACGCCGGAACCCGAGCTACCACAGTTTATCCTTGACGAGCTTCAGGCTGAGTTGGCGATGCAGGTGCAACAGCACATGGTGCAGACCGGCCAGATGCCTGACGAAGAAACGCTACGCCGCAAAGCGATGGAGATGCGGGACGTTACGTTTCGTGAATATCGCGATGAGTCTGAAAAGCGCGTTGCCCGCATGGAACAACGCATGGAAGATCAGTTGATCGAAGGGAACTGGCACAAAGCGTTCAACGAGTTTATTGATGATGTTGTGACGTTCCCGTTCGCCTGCATCAAAGGGCCGATCAAGCGTCGGCGCAAGGTGATGAAATTTGTAGACGGTACACTTCAGCCCGTCGATATAGTGCGCAACGAGTGGGAGCGGGTTGACCCGTTCATGCTGTATTGGGCACCTTGGGCTTGGGATATTAACGACGGCTACGTAATCGAACGACATCGTATGACGCGAGACTCGTTACAAGCCTTGATTGGCGTACCGGGGTATAACGAAGACGCTATTAGATCAGTACTCTATGATTTTAACGGCGCTGGCTATTCCTCGGATTGGCTATGGGTCGATAGTGCGCTAACCGACGCGCAAGGCAAAGACACCTTACATAGCAACGTAAACGAAGATTTAATCGACGCACTTCAGTTGTGGGATTCAGTAGAAGGAACAATTCTTCTTGAGTGGGGTTTAAGTGAGGAGGAGATTCCCGACCCCGCGTTAAGTTACCCATGTGAAGTGTGGCTTGTCGGCAACACAGTTATACGTGCGGTACTGAACTACGACCCCATAGGCAGAAAGCCTTACTACCTAACATCATACGAAGCCAAGCCGGGATCAGTAGACGGCAAGGGCGTAGCGGATCTTTGCCGAGATTC